TAGGGGCGAACAGCGCCACATAGCGCAGCAGGGCCTTGCGCAACGCCGGCGGGCCGGGGCAGGCAGCCATCTGCGCCACCACGCCACGGGCGTCGTCGGCGCCCAGAAAGCCCTCCGCCGCCGACCACCGGCGCGTACTGCTCGCAGATGGCCATGGCGGTGGTGAAGAAACCGCCCAGCTCGCACCACCAGGTGAAGTGGGCGCTCTCGCGCTTGTGCATGTGCCGGCAGTTGTTGCAGGCCGGACGCTGCTTGGCCTGGGTATAGCCCATGGCGGCCTTGGCGCTGTCGATGGTGCTCATTGCAGGACCTCCATGCAGCCTTCCAAGAAGTCGACCAGACGTCTGGCCTCCTGCTTGTTGAGGACGAGCGCATCATCGCCCTGCTTGATGAGAAGGATTCCGTCGTCCCACAGCGCGTATCGGCAGCGGCCAACGCCCTCCAGGCCCAGGACATTGGACAGAACGTCGGACGGCGCATCCAGGCTTGGCGGGCAGGCGGCGGCTTGCTCGGTCAGGGGCGCGCTGTCCCGGCGCTGCGGCGCGGGCTCGGCGGACGGCCCCTCGGCGCCGTGGCCAGGCAACCCCCAGTGCACCGCGTATCGGTACCGGCCTCTGCCGACGATGCTCCGGCCGATCCGGCCCTGGCTCGCCAGGGACTGAAGCGTCTTGCGCACGCTACCGATGCCGCCGGCGCCGGGGCAAAGCTCGGCGACCTGCTCGACGGTAAGCGGCGCGTGCTCCGGCACGTCGGCCAGGGCGCGTAGCGCCTGGTCACGCACCTCGCCGGGACGAGCGGATGTTTTGCGCGCGGGGGCGGATATACGGGGCATGGTCATCTCCTTGGTGGTTTCCCTTTCTTGCAAAAGGGGGTTGGTGAGGTTGAGTGCGTTGGCGGTAGCGCCGACTGGCTTGCGCATCTCCACGCCGCGCAGCTGCGGCGGCAAGCCGGTCAGCCAGTACACGTCGCGCCAGCGCACACCGTCGGCGCTCAAGCGGGCGGCGTTGACGGCGCGGCGCGCAACCAGGTCATCCAGGGCGGCGGCGATCTCCGCCTCCGGCGCCGGCGGGCCGGGCAATCGACCGACCAGCTGCCACAGCGCCAGCGGCTGCTGCGCGCTGCTGCCGGCCAGGGCGGTGAGCAGGGCGTCGCAGATCTCAGACATGGTCCGCGGCTCCCCCGGCCCGCGCGCGATCATGCGCCAGGCTCGCAATCAGGGTAGTGAAGATCATGGCCGCGCCCCCCTGGCCGCCAGCGGGTAATCCACCCGCTCCGCGCCCGCCTCGGGCACCTCGTCTAGCCGCTCCGCCAATCGGCAGCGCTCAACGGCGGCGCGCAGCGCGCGGTTCTCGCGCGCCACCTCGTCGGCGTAGTCGCCGTTTCCAACAAAGGCGAAGGCCAGCAGCAGCGTGAGGGACACAATCCATACGGTGGACCAATGCGGTTTCGGCTCGTCCATGCGTTACTCCTTTGGTTTGTTGGGACAGGTCTGGCCGGGAACGCCTGGGAGCGCGGGCCCCCGGCCCGCCAACACCTGGCCTGGGAGCGCGGGCCCCCGGCCCGCCAACACCTGGCCTGGGACCGCGGGCCTCCGGCCCGCCAACACATGCGTTACTCCTATCGCCCCCGGCCCGCCAACACATGCGCTACTCCTTTGGTTTGTTTGGACATGTCTGGCAGATGACCCAGCGCGCGCGGGCGTCGCCGCCGCGCGGCTCCGGAATCAGGCTGATCCGCCGACATAGGGCGCGCTCGATGACGCGACCGACCAGCGGGCAATCGGGCCGGTCGTAGTGATCCAGCACCCGGCGCGCGATCTTGTCCGTGCTGGCGGGGTAGGTCCCGGCGAGCGCCTGGCTGATCGCGGATCGCGACAGGCCCATCGCCTCCGCCACGCCCGCGCGGCCGCGCGGATGGGCGTCAACCGCCTCCGCAAGCAGGGCCTTCCAATCAGTCATGGCCCGCCTCCCGGCACGGCAGCCGGTACACGGCGCCGCTGTTGGGGTCGTACACCTCGGCGCGGCTGGCGCGCCACACCGGGGCCTTGGGGCCGACGTCGATCGCCAGGCGGTAGCGCTTGCGGCCGTTGTCGGTGAGGCTGGCGGGCTTCTCGCGGCCGGCATCGGTGATGATGCCGGCGCGCGTCAAGGCGCGCACATACTTCCCCAGGTTTGACGCGGCGTCCCTCTCGCCGCCGTCGGCGACGATGTCGAGCAGGTCCGCCAGCGTGAACCTACGCGTCTCGCGCATCACCCACCAGGCGCGTGCGCGCAGGCCATAGGACCGGGTGCGCGGGGCGGTCTGGCCTTTGGTCACTTGCCGCCTCCCTGCCGTCCGTGGTTCTTCATCACGTCCTCGCACAGCCGCATACCGCGCACGTCGTCTCCGCTGAGACTGGTCACCTTGCGCCGCGCGGCGAGGGATTCCAGGGTCTTGCAAGCGTTGGCCAGCAGGCGGTAGCGACCCCGGCTCTGTTCGTGTACCTGGCGCACCACAGCGCCGTCCACCTTGATCTCGCACAAGCTGTCCAGGTACAGGGCGCAGTCCTCGACGCTGGCGGTCTTGAGCGTGGTCACGTCGCTGATCCGCGTGGCGATGTGCGCCAGCCGGTCCTCCGCGAAGCGGTGCCGCTCGCTGGTGTGGCACACCAGCACCAAAAGCACGCCGGCCTTCTCGGCGATGCGCCGCAGGTATTCGATGACCAGGCCCTTCTCGGGCAGGCCATGCTGCGCCTCGTCCAGGATGATGGGGGCGCCGGTCTCGCGAAAGTACGCCTCGAAGCCGGCGTGCTGGTAATACGTGCTCTTGCCGTGCACGCCGGTCTGATCGGCCAGGTAGTCGCGCAGGTAGGCCAGGCTCATGCCGGGCACCCCTTCCAGCCGGCAGGCCATGCGCTCTGAGCCGAAGCGTTGCACGGTGGCGGTTTTTCCCGTGCCGGGCTCGCCGGTGAGCAGCATGATGCAGGCCTCCGGGCTGCCCCGGTTCTCCACCGCGGCAATGCCGGCCATGAAGCGCTGGTGGTTGCTGGTCTCGACGTAGTGGTGTTTCACCTGTAGACTAAGCTCCTGTCAGTTGTTGCAGTAAAAAGGCTGTCCGGTAGCGCCAACTACCGGGCGGCCACCTCTTCTGTGGGCGCAGGTTGTGCGTACAACAACGCCTTCATCTCGTCCCAAGTGCCTTCCTTCACCTTCTCCGCCTTGGGCGGCGGGCACTCGGCATCCATCTCGGCCAGCACGTCCCGCGCCGAGCGCAATTCCTCCTTCCTGGGCGGCTCGATGGGGCCGATCACCTCGCGGGCGTCGATAAGCTCGCCCTCGATGGGCTCGGCGCCAGGCAATTCGGCCCGCGCCAACTCGGCCTCCTTCTCCAGCTTTTTGACGCGCCGCTCCACCCGCTGAATGCGAAGTTCATCGGTGAGCGAGGTGGCGAAGTAACGTTTCTCGTTGCCGTTGAACTCGGCGGTGCAGACGAACTCGCCGTTAAGGCGTCGCACCACCACGCTGCCCGCGTCGTGCAGGTCATAACCCACCAGCACCTTCTGTCCGTCCAGGGCCATCAGCGCCCTGTTGGCGTAGGTGTTGTTCCACAGGCTCACCGTGCCGCGCTGGGCGGTGCGCTCCACGTGGGGGCGGAACAGGTGCAAAAGCTCCTCGGCGCTGAGCGTCACCCGATCTTCCTCGCGCAGCCGGGCGGCGTAGGCCGCCGCCGGGGTCTGGCCGTTCAGGGCGCGGTGACGGTGATGCTGGTTGTAATGCTCGACGACGGCTTCCAGTGCCGCCATGAACGCGCCCAGGCTGGGCAGGTGAGCGCTCTTGCCATAGCGGCGCAAGTCCTTCTCGATCTCGCCGCTGGTGCGCCGCAGATAGTCCCGGTCGGCGCCGGCGCCGTGAAAGGTGGGCAACTTGCGCGCCAGCGGAATGGTCAGCGTCTGCCACAAGCGCTCCACCAAGCCCCGGCCCTGAGGGTTGCCGGGAATGCCGACCTCGTGCCGGATGCCCAGGCGGGCGAGCATGCCGCCCACCGGGGCGTCCATGGCGCGGGCGGTCTGGCCGGCGCCATTGTCGCTGTAGTAGATCAGCGGCAGGCCGTGCCGGCTGACGGCGTGGCGCAGGGCGTCGCACACGGCGATGGTGTTTTCCGAGAAACTCACGCTCCAGCCCATCACACAGCGGCTGGCCACGTCCACGATCAGCGTCACCTCGGGCCTAAACGGCCGGCCGTGGTCCGGGTGCGCGATCTTGCCCTTCAGGGCATGGCCGTCGCCGGTCCACACGTCGTTGCTCCACAGGTCGTCCGTGCCACGCTTGACGTAGGGCAGCAGGGCCTTGAGGCCCGCGCCCTGGTTGCGCCCCCTGTACAGAATCTCCGGCGCATAGGTCTCGATCTTGCGGGTCAGCCGCCAGGCCTGGTCGTAGGAAAACGGCTCGCCCTGCCATTCCGCCAGGGCGGCGGCGTGGGCCTCGCGCAGGGTCGGTTTCTGTGGCCTGCGATAATGCGCCAGCAACAGCGGCGTCCAGGGCGGCAGCGACAGATCCTGCCCCTTCACCCTGGGCGCCAGGTCGCCGGCGCGAGCCCGCTCAAGCCAGGTGTAGTAAGTCTTCAGCGCAAGCCGCTGTCCGGCCCGCCTCTTGTCATGGCAGTGCGCGTAGGCATGCGCCAGGTGCGCGTCCAGCCGGCCTTCGGCGGCATGTACATTGAGAAACTCGATGGCATGGGCGACCTTCATGCCGCTACTGGCCACCCAGGCCAGGATCGTCGCCCGCGCCTCCTCTATGCCGCGTTGCCGCTGGGTTTGGCCGGCGGCGGCGGCAGGGTTTGCAGCCAGGCTGGCAGGCAATCCTCTTTGAGCCGGGACAGGCGCCCCTGGCTCTCCAGCAGCAGCAGCAACCGCTCGCCCACTGCGCTGATGCGCACCCCCCCGCCCCACCGCTCGATCATCCCCGCCGCAAGCAGGCGCTGACACGGTAGTCGCAGGGCATGCGTGCCCTCCGGCAACTCCGCCCACCCCCGCTTCGCCAGCAAGCTCAGCCAGATCATCCACGCCGCCGCCATCATCGGCTCGTGCTCGATCTGCCACCACAGGCAATGCGCCGCCCGGTCCATCTTCGGCGATATCGTCAAGTCGTACTCCCTTCACTGCGGCCCGTATGCCGACGGCCAACAGAAACGTCCCCCTGTCCACCCCGGCCGGCAGGCGGTCAAGGTCGATGCGGTATTCGAATCCTTTGCCTCGCGCTTTCTTGCGAGAAGGCCACAAATTTTTTTTAGCCGCCCGACGGATACTGGTTTCGTCAGTCGGCATCCCAGGCAGCCCCGCGAGCTGCTGAGCGGTCAGCCACAGGCTCATGCGCCTTCCTCCAACACCCGCTTCAACTCCTTGATCTTGCGGCTGGCCTCGTCGCGCAGCCGCTCCAGCTTGCCCAGCTCGGCGTCCAGCGCCTCCCGCCCGATGAGCAGGCGCGCGCCGCGCTTAGCCGCCAGCCAGGCCGTCAGCCCGTGCCCGCCGCACGCCACCTCCAGCGCCGGCACCTCCCACAAGGGCAGGTTGTAGGCCTCCCGGCTCTCTGCGCTGTAGGCATCCAACATATATTTGCTGATGTCCTTGCCGGTCAGCTCGCTCATGCGCGCCGCGATCTGGTAACGCGACTGCCCGCTGCCAGCCAGCAGCGCGCTCACCTGGTGCGCCACCTCCCGGCTGTAGTGCATGGTGGCCGCCGCCGCCGGCGCCGGCAGGGGCGCCTCGAACAAGTCAGCGGTGAACAGATCGGCGATCCGGCGCATCGCACCCTCCCCTCTGTCTACCAGGCCTGCCCGGCCTGCGTATCGCCAGCCGGCGCGGCGGGGGTATCATTCATTACATGTTTGCGCAGATCGTACCGCGGCCCGCGCTTGCCAATCTTGCGCCGGGTGCTCTCCCCGTCCGGCCCGTACCGGCTGGGCCAGATCGCTGCCGGGTGCACGCCCAGGGCGCGGGCGATGATCAGCTCCGCCGCCGGCCACGGCTTGCGCAGCGCCACGCGCAGGCTGTCCTTGCCGTAACCGTTCTCGCGCGACAGAGCGGTCAGGGTAGTGCCGCGCTTGCGCAGCTCGGCCACGATGTCATGCTGGCTCCAGTCCTCCAGGCGGGGGACCATCGGGCGGAAAGGCTTGGTCATGTTGGGCCTGCGATGTCTAAGTTTCGGGTGTGGCTATACTGCGCGCACTTAATTGCGCATGTCAATACCCTCTTGCGATTTTTTTCGCGTGCCCGATTCGCGCCCGATTCCGCTGCGCTGAAATAATTCTTGAATCAGCCCGGAAGCCGCACCATGACTGGCAATCAAGAGAATCGGGCGCGGTCGGATACGCCCGATCATGCACGCCCGATTCAGGGCGGAGAATCGGGCGCATTTGTACTGCGTCTAAAAGAGGTGATTGGTGACGAAGCCGTAGCGGCATTTTCCAGGCGTTGCCGGCTTCCAGAAAGCGTTGTTCGGTCCTACGTGAACGATGGAAAACAGCCGCGTATGGACAACCTAGTGGCCATAGCCAACGCTGGTGGCGTGACAGTGGACTGGCTGGCCACGGGCCGGGGCCCTAAGCGCCGCGCCGAGCTGCAAGCCCAGCTCGCGGCCACGCCCCCGGCTGTAGATCAGGAGGTGCTCGCCGTCTGCATCCAGGG